GCTAATATGACACTTAAAAAGTTTGCCAATAGTTACAATTCTAATTTAACAGGCAAGTCAGCTTTTTTACAAAAAAATCCTAAGCTATTACTAGAAGCTAAAAGATTAGTTAAAGAAGCAGAAGATCTAAATATGAGCGATACAGCGTTGGCTATTTATATGATCGAAAATTATAAAGAACTAAAAAATCATTCGCATAATACTGTTAGAAGATGGTTTAAAGATCTTCGATTAGGTTTGTATGAGTGATTTAGAAAAGTTTAAAAAAACTTATAGTGATAAAGCACCTCGTAAAAGAAAAAATAAAATAGAGCATCCTCCTAAGTTTAAACCTGGATATAAGTATAGTGAAGTAACTAAATCAGGTGAAATTGTTTCTGAGCCGCAGGCAACTAACAAAATAAATTGGAAAGAGCAGCTATATGATTATTTTGGAGAAGAAGCTGAAAATTATTCAGTCGTTCCAGGAACTGCAGAGATCAGGTATTGGGATGCAAATATGGGTGCTGGTGAAGTGCAGCGCTTTTATTATTTCAAAGCAAAGATCGTTTCAAATAAAAACTATATGGCAGACAGTGATTTTAAATTATTATTAAAAGAAGCTAAAGCTAAAAAACCTGCAGTAAAAATTGATAAAGCAGTAGGCCAAACGTTTGTAGTAGCCTTAAGTGACTGGCAAATAGGCAAAAAAGGGACAACTGAAACTGTTGAAAGATTTTCTGCAGCTATACCAAAAATTATTAATGAAATAAAGCAACTTAAAAAAACTAAGAATATTGATCGTGTTTTATTTGCTGGGTTGGGTGACATAGTCGAGGGCTGTTCAGATTTTTATGCTATGCAAGAATTTGAAGTTGAATTAGATTATCGTCAACAACAAAAAGTTGCTAGGCGTATGGCATATAGTTTGATTACACAATTAATGCCGCTATTTAAAGAAGGCCTAGTTGCGTTTATTGGCGGAAATCATGGAGAATCCCGTCGTAACGGAAAAGCGTTTACTTCATTTGGGGATAATCGCGATGTTCAGTTAAGTGAAGAGTTATACGAAATATTTAATGAATCGCCTGCTTACAAAGATAAATTAAAATTTATTATACCAGAAAATAAATTGAGTTTAACTTTTGACATATCAGGAATTACACTTTGCCTCGTTCATGGGCATCAAATGCGCGGCGGATCTAACGCTCAAGCTAAAGCAAAAAAGTGGTTAGCTGATCAGTCATTAAGCAGAAATGCAATTGCAGATGCAGACATTTTGTTAATGGGACATTATCATTTTTTCTCAGCCTATGAAACTTCATCTAGGTTAATTGTACAAGCGCCAACCTTAGATAGCGGATCACAATGGTTTGAATCAACAGCTGGGGATGCAAGTAATCCTGGAATATTAACTATGGTTATAGGTGGAGATGACAAGTGGAGCAATATCAATGTTATTAGATAGTATAATATAAAGTATGAAGTTAGACGTAGTAAGAACTCAATTTGGTAAAGATGCTACTAACGGCATGCTGTTTGTTGATGGTGTATTTGAATGTTTTACTTTAGAAGATGAAGTAAGAGATATTAAAGTTATGTCTGAAACAGCTATTCCTTTAGGTGAATACGAAATAAAATTTCGGAATATTGGGGGGTACGATACGAAATATAAAGCTAAATATGGATCTACATTTCACAAAGGAATGCTAGAGTTACAAGACGTACCAAATTTTAAATATATCCTCATTCATACCGGAAATACGGATCAGCATACCGCGGGATGTCTCTTGATAGGAGAAACTCAACAAGATCTTGATAAAGGTAAAGATGGTTTTGTAGGCGGATCAGGTGATGCTTATAAAAAGTTTTATCCTAAAGTTAGAGATGCTTTAATTGCAAAAGAAAAAGTTACAATTAAATATTCAAATATTAATTTATTAGGTTTATCAAATAAAGCAACTGAAGATGTAATTTTAACAAATACAGTTGATCAAAAATATGACAAAATTATTTCAGAGTTAAATATTATTAAGGCACTTCAATTAAATAAAATACAGTAGAGGTTATTTGAAATTAACTTGTCGAATATGCAAACAATATTTGGAAATATTTAATAAATACTTTATGTGCATGAATGAAAAATGTACTAATTATAAAGTAAAACAAATATCAGCTAGATAAGTTGCATTAACTTTAATATTACAATTGTATTGAAAGGATATAAATTGACAAACAATAAAAAAGACTGGAAAGCATATTGGAAATTTATGTTTGCAAAAGCTTTTCGTACTGGTTTACAATCAGCAATTTCTTTATATTTAGCAACTAGCACTGGCATTATAGATGCTGAGCTATTTCAACTAATATCGGTAGCTTTTTTAAGTTCAAGTATTACAGTTTTACAACACGCCCTTGAGCAATATAAACCTAAAGAAACATTCTAAATATCAAATTGTTTAAGCCTATTTTAAATATGGTAATATTGCTATATGTCTAATGAAAGAACTAACGGTTTAACAGCAAAAGAATTGAGTTTGCTAATTTTGGAAGGTCAAGAAAAGTTAAATGATCGCATAGATCAATTGCATGAAAAAGTAAATCAAAAAATATCAAGAGCTGAATTAAGCGGCTGGTTAGTTGCTGTTTCGGCGTTAGTGGTGCTCATACAAGCAGTAATGTAATGCTTAATAAATTATTAAGCTTATGTGGTGTTATGTTTTTAATAATACCTTTTCCGTTAGCTATAGCTGATGAAGTATGGGAATGGGAAAGATTTGAAGACAATACTTTTGAATCAGCAATAACAATATCAAACGATCCTTCAATTTATTGTAATGAACAGGATCAGTATGGGACTACCGGCTGTTCACTAGCTTTAGATAACGGTACTTATACCTTTACATTTTCTACTGACATACAAGTATATGAAGTAGCATTTTTAGTGGGTGCAGTCAATAACTCATATTCTGTTACTTGGTATTATGCAGACAATACAAACGAAACAGAAAATAAATCAGGTCAAAACAGTTCAGATTTTTCTACAATGTATGATGACTTTTATAAATCTTTTACTGATCATAATGCTGTTGAAGAAAATATTGATAAATATATAACTGCTTTTGATGTAACACTTACAGATATATCTTTACTTGATTCGCTATATTGGCAATACGATGATGCTACAGCAACAGGAAACTTTGCTACTACAACTACAACAACTTCAAGCACTACAACTACAACTACAACAACTTCTACTACTACTACAACTACTACTATTCCTCCTAAGCCAGAGCCCGAGCCTGAGCCTTATGTTGAACCAGAGCCTTTGCCACCTCCTCCTGAAGAAATTATTGTTGATATAGTTGTTGAAGGTGTTGATAAAACTTACACACAAGCAGACGTAAATGATGGAACTATTGAAAGAGATCAAGAACGAATTGATAACGAAGCTGCTTATGGTTGTTTTATGACTGACGCGCAAATAGATCGTGGCGATTGTATTATTATAAAAGAAGAGGTTATTGATGAAGAAATTATTATTGAAGATAAAGAAAATGTGGAGATCGTCATTCCTGAAGATGTTGTTGAAATATTCGACGCACCTGAAGAGAAAGAAATTGAAATCGAAATATTGGAGTTTGAAGAGCAGCCTATTGAATTTGAAGTTATTGAATTTGATTTGGAAGACGTTGCTCCCAAAGACGTGGTGGAAATACCAATACAAGATGAAATAATAGAGGATATTACAGAAGATGAGTTGGACGAAACATTATCTATCGATGACGAAATTAGAGAGGATGAAATTCAGGTTGAAAATAATGACGATAAAATTATACAGGAAATCGTTGAATCTGAAGAAGAAATTGAATTAATTGAAGTCGAAGAAGCTATAAAAGAAATTGTTAAAGTTGAAGAAATCATTGAATTAAAAAATGAAGAAGAATTAAATACACTATCACAAGAAGAAGTTGTTATTTATGAAGAAGAAGTTAAAGCTGCTATAGTCGAATATGTTGAAGATTTGGATCAAGAGGATCAAATAGAAGTAATTAAAGAAGTTACTGATATTGGAATTACAAATTTAAATAAAGCAACGAAAGAAACAAAACAAGTAGTTCAAGCTGTAGTTAATGAAGTTACTAAAGTTGAAAATGTTGAAACGTTAACTAAAGAGCAAACAGAAGTAGTTGCTGATATTTTGGGTTTTGAAGAAACTGAAGATGTTGCTATTATTGCTGAAGCAGCAGCTAAAGAAGAAAACATAGCACAAGCAGTTGATGAATATGTTGAAAGAGCTTCCGATAATGCAAATGTTGAAAATTATAATTTAAGTGATGTTGTTGTTGAAATTGCTGTAGAAAATTTTATAGCAGATCCAATATCAATTATACAAATTGATTTTAATGAAATAACTATTAATAATTTATCATCAGGTATGACAAGCAGCCAAAAGGAAAAAGCACAAGA